AATTTAGGTCAACTACAGCAGAAAATGGTTCTAACAGAGATATAACTTCATCTTCTAGTTCAATTCACGGAGATTTAGCATGACAATAGAAACACCAGAATTTCAAGGCACACATCTTTGGGATAGATTGTGTTGGGCAAAAGAAAAACTTGAGCCCCACAGAACAGAATATTGTGTTGTTTGGGAAGATCCAGAGACACCAGATGAACCTGCAAAAGTAACACACCCAGATCCTAATTGGATGGCTTGTGCATTGCAGGGTGGTATTTTACCTCCAGTTGAGGCATACTGGGAGTTAAAGAAGGATGAGGCAAAACCAGATTTTGTTAAACATACAAGAGGGTATTTGCTTCACAACACAAAGCCTATTGAGGCGATGACAGAAGAAAGAGCTATAGAATATTTAATTATGAAAGATATTCCACAACATGTGTGGAAAGATTATGATAAGGCAAATAAACCGAGAATGGTTATTTGTACTAAACAACAGTTACCAAGCACTAGAGTATGGCGAAATGCTTGGAAGATTAATGAAGAATTAACCATACAGAAACAAGAGGTGGCTTAAATGACAACTAACATAGTAGATAAAGATGGAAATAGTATAGCAGCAGCAGATGCAACTGTGCCATCAGACAGACATTTCAGAAATGCATGGTCATTATCTGGATCAACAATAACAGAAGATCTAACGGCTTCTAAAGTTATATTCAAAGAAAAAGTAAGAGAAGCTAGAACTCCCTTACTTGCTGCAGAAGATGTAGTCTATATGAAAGCATTAGAAGATGCAGACACAGATGCACAAGCTGCAAGTGTTAAGAAGAAGAAAGCATTGAGAGATGCTCCTGCAGCTTCAGCTATTGCAAATGCCGCAAACATAGGTGCATTGAAATCAGCTTGGGATAAAGACGTTCTAGGTGACAGTCCATACGCATAGGGAGTAATTAATGGCTTTAACACAAGTAATAGGTAGTGGAATTGGAACTGTAACTAATCAGTTTTCTGATGCTAATATGTCGGCAGGTAGTGTAGTTCAAGTGGTAAATGTTCAAACTGGTACTGTAGCTACTGGAACTACAACTATGCCATTGGATAATACCATTCCCCAAAAAACTGAAGGCATTGAGTTTATGACATTAGCTATAACACCGACTAGCTCTAGCAATAAATTATTAATAGAGGTTTCTATACAATTAGATAAAAACAATGCAAACACTTATATGGTAGCCTTGTTTCAAGACAGTACAGCCAATGCTTTAGCAGGGATATTTACTGGTGGCAGAAGTTCAGGGCAAAGCGAGTATAATAGTTTTAAACATTTTATGACAGCAGGTACAACTTCAGCAACAACATTTAAAGTTAGAGCTGGAAGTGATGGTTCAGGTACAATAACTTTTAATGGTAGAGGTGGTGGAGCAATGTTTGGTGGTGTGTCTGTATCATCAATCACTATTTCGGAGATTGCAGTATGACCATAAATGTTAAAGCAGTATATGCCTTATATTCAAATGCAGTCAAAACTGTTGAAGATAAAGCCTTTGACGTTGATGGCAATGAAATAACATTAAATATGACTAACATTAATAACTGGGTAGACCCAAATGCTTATGTTGATAAACGAGTAGCTGAATATCCATCAATAGCAGACCAACTAGATGACATATATCATAACGGTATAGATGAGTGGAAAAAGACCATTAAAGCTGTCAAAGACAAGTATCCAAAGGAGTAGCAATGCCATACATAGGAACATCTCCCTCTAATGCAATACGAAGAAGATTTATATATGAAGCTACTGCGAGTCAGACTAGCTTTAGTGGCAGTGATGAAAATGGTGTAACACTTACTTATGTAGATAGCTTGTACCTTGACGTATATCAAAATGGTGTAAAGCTAAAAGCAGGTGATGACTACACAGCAACTACAGGAACGACTGTGGTACTAGCTGTTGGTGCTTCTGCTAATGATGTAGTTGAGATGATAGCATTTGATGTGTTTTCAGTTAATGATTCAGTTAGTGCTAGTGCAGGTGGTAATTTTGGTGGTAACGTAGCAATGGCAGGTACTCTTGCAGTTACAGGTGTACCTACATTCACAGGCAGAAGTGTACATAGTGGTGGCATAACAGTCGCTAATGCAGGACAGATAGGTTCTGTAGGTGATGCAGATTCAATAGCAATAGCCTCTAATGGTGTTGTAACCTTTAGTCAAATTCCTGTATTTAGTGCTGGAAGTGGTGTTGGTTTAACAAGAGCAACAGAAGTAGATACTACTTCTGGAACAGCTATAGATTTTACAGGTATTCCATCTGGAACAAAATTTATAAAACTTATAGGTGCAAATGTTTCTCATAATGGTGCAGGAGGTGTACCTGATGGTTATCATATTATACAGTTAGGTGATGCTGGTGGTTTTGAAACAAGTGGATATGATGGTTCTTTTTTTGAACAAAATTCTGCGGGTAGTGATGGTGTTTGTAGAGATATAACTAATAGTTCTACTGGTACAAATGGAACGGCTTGGCCCGCAACAAAAAATACAAATGCAGCGGCATCCATGAATATTACTGTTGATATGCGATTGATAGATGAAGATACATTTACTTGGGCATATTCCTTTATAAGTTCTTTTAATGGAACAGGTGTTGAACTAGGTGCTGGTAATAAGTCTTTAAGTGCTGAATTAACTCAAGTAAGGTATAAGACTATGGGTGGTTACACTTTTGATGCTGGTAAAATGACCATACATTTTGAATAGGAGTAGATATGTCTAACGTAATAGAAGTAAATGTTGTAACTGGACAAAAAACAACTCGTGATATGACTGCTGCAGAAAAACAAGAAATAATAGATGCTGCTCTTAGTGCTGATGATAAGTTAGTTGTTTTAAGAGAAGAAAGAAATAGACTTTTAAAAGAAACAGATTGGATGTCTGGTTCAGATGTTACTATGAGTAATGCTTGGAAAGCATATAGAAAGTCGCTACGAGATATAACAGATTCTTATAAATCAATGGATGCAGATGGTTTTGCTTTCCCAACAAAGCCAAGTTAAGGAGTAGAGATGACCAAAGCAGCAGATTTAGCACTAGGAAAGATAGCAGCTGTAAAGACTGCACTTATAGAGTTTACAGATGGTGATGATGCCATAGCAGTCGCTGATGCAGGAGTTGTGACACTACTTACCACAGCAGTAGCTAAGTCAGAAGGTGGTGCAGTTACAACTAATATTACACAAGGGTTAACTAAAGCATGGGTAGATTACACTGGTGGAAGCACTACAGTTAGGGACTCATTTAACTTAACTTCAGTTACAGACCAAGCAACTGGTGATGTTATATTAACATGGGCGAATGATGCTGCTAATGCTTTTTATCAATTTAGTTGGTCAGGTACATCAACATTAGATGCTTCTGACAGTTATGCTTATGGTTTTAAATCTCATGGAACAGACTCTGCAACACTTAAAACAGCATCGTCACACAGATTTGACACAGGCTTTCTAGGGAGTGCTAACTCGCAGGATGTTGAATTGGCATCATATGCTTGGAATGGAGACTTAGCATAAATGAAACTAGATATGAGGATTCTGATTAATGTTATTCTGTAATGTTCCATTTGCAACTCAAGGTTTTAATGATTTGAACATTAATGTAAGAGAGCATTGGAGAGATGTAGCAATCGTGAACCCAGAAACATGGACAGATGTTTCTCCTGTGGGAACAGAGACATGGACAACAATATCTCCTTCTGGGGATGAGAGTTGGGTTGATATAAGCACTCGAATAATATAGGATGTAAAACATGGCAAGTACATATACAGCAAATACGGGAATAGAAAAGATAGCTTCTGGTGAACAAGCTGGAACCTGGGGAACTACAACCAACACAAACTTTGACATCATTGATGATGCTTTGAATGGTGTTATTACTTTAACTATTACCGGTAATACAACATTAACATCAAGTGATGGTACTGCTTCTACGGGTCATCACAAAGTTGTAGTATTAGGTGGAACTCCTTCAGGTGCTTTTAATCTAACTATAGATCCTAACGATCAACAAAAATATTATTTTATTAAAAATAATTCAGGACAAACTGCCACAGTATTACAAGGTGGCGGTTCGGGAACCACGGTTGCACTAGCAAATGGTGCTGGTGGTATCCTCTTTGCCGATGGAGCGGGTACAAATGCAAATGTTGCTACTATATCTACAGATGTTCTTGGTGACACAACTCCACAATTAGGCGGTAATTTAGATACTAATGGTAAAAACATAAACTTTGGAGATGCTGCTACAGCAGGAAGTGACGATACATTACAGTTTGGTGCAGCTCAAGATTTAAAAATTTTTCACGATGGTAGTAATAGTATAATTAGAGATAGTGGCACTGGAAACTTACAACTTTCTGGTAGTCAGGTTGACATAAAGGGTGGAGCCGATGAAGGCGAGACAATGGCAACTTTTGTGGATAATGGTGCAGTAACTCTTTTTCATGACAACACTGCAAGAATAGCAACAACAAGTGCAGGTGTCGAAGTAACGGGTACAATAACTATAGGTAGTGCAGGTATTAGCGAAACCGAATTAGAAATATTAGATGGTGCAACTGTTACCACTGATGAAATAAACTTAATGGATGGTGGTTCAACTGTTGGAACAACTGCCGTTGCAGCAGGTGATGGTATTGTGACTAATGACGGTGGCACAATGAGACAGACCACTGCCGCAACTTTTGCAACATACTTTAATGCAAATGCATATGCTACACCATCTGCAATTTCATCAACGTCAACATTAACTCCTGGATCTGCACAATCTATCTATCAAAGGGTAGATACAACTAGTGCAAATGTCACAGTAACAGTTGCCGTTGGTAATTTAGCAATAGGACAATTTATTGTTCTTGATAAGACTTCAACTAATAATAATATGACGTTATCGTGGGCGAGCAATTCTCAAGGAGTATCGTTGGGAGCGGATGCGGATATAGCTGTTGGGTTTTATAATGGAACGGCTTTTTCATTTATTGAAACAATAAAATCATAGGGTAGGCATGATACCTTTACTTCCAAATATCGGATATGCAGAAATAACTTCAGCAGGAACTATTAATGATGTAATGGGATCTGCAAAAAGTCAGTTGCCTATACAATTTTTTAGGTTAACGGAAAATATTTCTGGTAATTTAACATTAGCAAATGATTCAGCTCATAAAAAAATAATTTTAGATACTAACGGAAAAACAATAACAAATAGTTCTGGTTCTCCTTTGACTAATAATTCAAGCATTACACTTGAAATAAAAGGTAGTGGCAACATACAATCTACCTTAAAAACTTTTACAAGCTCTGTAAATAGTGCAAGCAATACTGGAACAACTACAATAAGTGATGCCGATAGTTCTACAGTGGTTGTATCGTCTGTAGATAGAACTGCTGATATATCTTTAGCAGGAGGCGTAAGTGTTGCTCAAGGATTTGGGGGTTCTTATACTACTTCCAATACAGTTTATTTACCTAATACAGAATTAATAACTACAAGTGTTGCTAATCCTGGAAGTAATTCTGGTAGACCTAGTGCAGCAGCTAACGCCGCAGGAGCAGAATTACTTGCTATTCTCGGAGGGGCTAGTATGCCTAATATACAATCGGGTGTATCTGGACTTTCTATTACCGTAACAACTAGTGGCACTAGTGTCACACACACTGCTCCTACGTCTACAAGTGGAAGTGGTAGCACCTTTCAAACTTTCTTTGGCACGGTTAAATTTAGTCGAGCAAATAGTGCTAGAATGGAGCAAGCAGTATCAGGACCTACACCTTCCGTTTCGGCTATGAGAATACCAAATAATGTTGTAGAAGGAGCTAGTAGAACTATAGCTTTTACAAATAACTTAGCTATACCTGTTGTCTTAACAGGTGCAAATCCTTATGATAGTGTTACAGTAGCTGCAGGAGCAACTAATACAATAACAAGAACATCAACAGATGGATCTTTTAATTTAACAGGAACAGTTTCTGGTAATGATGGAAGTAGTCAACCCTTTGCTTTATCCCCTGTTAATAGTGGTACTGGTAGTATAAGCTCAACAGCGTATACTGGAACTTTCTCAGCGAGTGCTTTATAATGCCTTTAACTAAATTAACCTTTAAACCTGGAATAGTTAGCGATGTTACTTCATATAGTAATGAAGGTGGCTATGTGGATGGAGATAAAATAAGATTCCGTCTTGGTTTTCCAGAGAAAATAGGTGGCTGGGAAAAAGCTAATGCTAACCAATATGAGGGCACGGCTCGTAGTATACATAACTGGTCGGCTCTTGATGGATCAAACTTCTTAGGTTTAGGCACAACTTTTAAATATTATATAGAAGAGGGGGGTACATTTAATGATATTACTCCTGTCAGAGCAACGACTACTAATGGTATTACGTTTGCTGCAACTAATGGATCAGCAATAATAACTGCAACGGATTCGGCTCATGGTGCAGTGGAAGGTGACTTTGTAACCATATCTGGTGCGGCTTCTTTAGGTGGATTAATAACTGCGGCAGTTTTAAATAAAGAACATCAAATAGCAACTGTTCCTAATGCTAACACCTATACAATAACTGCAAGTGCAACAGCTAATGGCTCTGATACGGGAACAGGTGGATCGGGTGTTGATGGCGTTTATCAAATAAACACTGGTTTGAACAGCACTGTTGGTGGTACGGGTTGGGGTGCGGGACTGTTTAGTGGTATTACAACCACAGCATTGCAAACACAATTAAACGAGGCTTTGGATAATAGTGAAACTGCTGTTGATGTGGATGATGAAACAGGTATAGAAACGGCTGGCGATGTTATATTAGTTGATGAAGAACTTATGCTTGTTGCAGGAGACACTGACGATAACACCTTAAATGTAACAAGAGGACATAGTGGAACAACTGCCGTGGCTCACGATGATGATACTCTTGTTCGATTGGCTAGTGGTAATGCTAGTGGTTCTTCTGATTTTTCTGGTTGGGGAGATGCATCTTCCGGAGGTGTGACAACAACAGGTGAATTAAGAATTTGGTCTGAAGATAATTTTGGAGAAGATTTACTTATTAATCCAAGAGATGGAGAGATTTATTATTGGGATAAGACAGACAATTTATCCACAAGAGCCGTTGAAATATCCACAGAAACAGGTGCTAGTAATACGCCAACCATTGCTAAACAAATATTAGTGTCTGACCAAGACAGACATGTTATTGCTTTTGGAGCCAATACTCTAGGAACCACGATCCAAGATCCATTGCTTGTGCGTTTTTCTAGTCAAGAATCTTTATTAGATTGGACACCTACAGCTACAAATACAGCTGGTGATTTAAGACTTGGTGGTGGATCAGAGTTTATACAAGCCGTTGAGACCAAACAAGCCATTCTTATTTTTACTGATAAGACACTTCACGCTATGAAATTTATAGGTCCTCCATTTACTTTTGGTCTGCAAGAATTATCTAAAAATATAACTATAATGAGTCCAAACTCTGCTGTCGCTGTAGATGATGTTGTTTACTGGATGGGTCAAGACACCTTTTATATTTATGCTGGTGGTCAAACTCAACAACTGCCTTGTACTGTAAAGGATAAAGTTTTTTTAGATATAAATAATGAACAGGCTGAAAAAATATATGCTGGTGTCAACAGTGAGTTTGGTGAGGTTATATGGTTTTATCCAAGTGCTAGTTCTTCCGATAATAGTAACTATGTTATATTTAATTATAACGACAAGACTTGGTACTATGGAACATTGGCTCGTGATGTATGGCTTGACAGAGGACTAAGACGAAATCCTTTAGCGGGTGGTGGCGGATATATCTATAACCAAGAAACTGGATTTGATGATGATGGAAGTGCTATGGCATCTTTTATTGAAACAGCACCTATGGACATGGGTGATGGAGAAAAATTTAGTTTTATTAAAAGAATAATACCAGATTTGACATTTAAAGGATCCACAGCTTTAAGTTCTCCAAGTGCTACTTTTACAATTAAAGCTCGTAACTTTCCTGGTGCAAATTTTAGTGACACAGAAACAGCTACAACATCAAGAACAAGTACATCTCCTGTTGAAGCATTTACAGAAAAGTTAGATGTAAGAGTTAGAGGGAGATCCTTTGCTCTTAGAATAGCGTCAAGTGCTTTAGGAAGTAAATGGAAGTTAGGTTCTCCTCGTGTTGATATTAGAGAGGATGGTAGACGATAATGTTTATAACTAGTATTCCTCAATACATACAAGGTTTAACAAACGCCAAGTTGGATTTAACAACAACCAATGCAACTGTACTTTACACGGCTCCAAGTGCCGCAGACTTTAATGCGTC